TTATTTACATGTGAATTTATATTTAATTAATTCAGCAGAAACTTCATAAGCACATGCTAGTTGCTCTGCTGAAAAATTCTCTAAATATAATTTTTCAATTTTAGTTTCATCAATTAACAATTCAGCAGCAAATTCATTAGCTTCTATTTCAAATTTTCCACGCCTATATAAGGTGTGGTCATGTAAGAAAAATGTTGAATCACTACAATGCCTTATTGCATGTCCTAATTCGTGAGCCATAACAGCTCTAAAATCAAATTCATCTGTTACCCTAGTAATATTTATAATAATAAATTTTCTTCTCAATACCTTTTTAAATATGCCTTTTGGAGAATAGGGAGATAGTTCTACTAATTTAACTATAATCCCAAGCTCCTTGGCTATAGTATAAGGGTCTCTAGTTTTATACTTTCTTATGAGGCTTTTAACCTTCTTTTTATAATCTATCACTAAATCCCCACCTTATTACTTTTTTCTCTTGTTTAGAGATTTAGCTTCCCAAAATAATTCAGACATTAAGTCTAACATTTCTTTTTTAGCTTCCTCATTAAGTTCATCATTCATAAAAAATGCTTCATTAGCTTTTTTCATTTCTTCAAGATACTGTTTTTTATCTCTAGAAGTTACTTTATATTTATCTTTATATTCTTTTGGGATATTTAAAGTTTCTTTTTCTATTATTTTATCAGCTGATTCCTTTATATCAGAATTACCAATTAAATAATCTAAAGATACATTATAAAATTCAGCTAATTTTTTTATAGTATCGGAATCTGGAACACGCTTTCCTTGTTCATAATATCCATAAGCACTTGCCGTTATACTAAGGAGTTTTGCGATATCTTTTTGTAATAAACCTTTTCCTGTTCTAAGTTCTTTTAATCTATCTTGTAACAACATAATAAAATCACCTTTATTAATATAATAAATATCTTTTAAGAGGATTATAAATCATCTCTAACGATATTTTATCTAATTATACAACTTTGAGTTGTAAAATAAAATAAGTTTAACAAATTGTTGTTTTTTATATTGACAAACAACTTTTAGTTGTGTAATATAAAAATATAGTAATCAACTTAAAGTTGTTTGGAGGTGTTAAATTGAATAATAAACTACTATCGTTTAGAAATAAAAATAATTTATCTCAAAAAGAAGTAGCAAAGGCTATAAATAAGACAACAAGCTATTATGGGATGCTTGAAACTGGAAAACGCAAACCATCTATTGAAGTAGCATATCTTTTATCCAAATTTTATAAAACAACAATTGAGGAAATTTTTTTTGTAGAATAAAACAACTATGAGTTAATTTGATTATACAATACATAATTTGGATACAACATAGAAAGCTAGTCCGATTTTTGTTTTAAAATATGTAATTTCATTACATATATTATTGAAAAATAATGTTTTAAATAAAAATGAAGTAAGGCTAAAACATGCAAAATAAAAAGAGGAATGGGAGAAAGGAAACAATAATGGTAAAAGGAAAAAACAATAATTCAGCTTATAGAGTAGCAAGAAAACAAGCAGCAGAATTTAATGAAAAATTTAAGAGTATGGAAGGTGCAAGCGAAATTTTAGGAGTAAGCAAAGACTCATTATTAAATTATGAGTTAGGGCTTTGTAAACAAATACCAGTAGATATTGTTTGTAAGATGGCAGATGTATATAATGCGTCTGAACTTTTAAATTATTATTGCTGCAATGAATGTCCAATAGGAAAACTTACTATAAGTCCAGTAAGCCAAGAAAACATCAATAATATTTACAAACTATCAATAGGAATTTTTAATTTGCTTGGATCAGAAAACAAAATGAGTAAAATGTTGCTTGATGTTATAGCAGATGGAAAAATAACAGAGGATGAAAAACCATCAATTGATTATATAGTAACTAATTTAAAGAAACTCTCAGGGCTTACAACTGAATTAATAATAGCGGTCGAAAAACTAGGAAATTACTAAGGAGGTCACATTATGGAAGAAATTTTAATAGAAATAAGGGATGCATTAAGAGTACCTAAACAAGAGAAGGCGACTTTAACTGTTTTAGAGTGTTCACAGTTTATGGATGTAAATAAAGATAAGATAAGAGAATTAATCGCTAAGCCTAATACTGATTTTCCATTTTTTAAGAATGGAAACAAGGTTCTTATAAATAAGGCTTTATTAACTCAATGGTTAGATAAAGTATCTAAAGAACATAGAGAAATTTAAAATACATGGTAGGAGGATTAACATGGAAGAATTAATTAAGTTCATTAAAAAGGATTCATATCCACAATACGCTCTATATACAGCAGAAGGTTGGTTTAGGGGAGTATGTGAAGTACAAGATGATAAAGAAATGACAGAAAAAAAATATAGTTCAAAAGAAGTACATGAATTATTAAAAACTATAATCAAATTAACAGAAAATGAATAGCACCTTGATTTTATTTGAAGGAGGTGAGATTGATGGGAAGCTTTGTTATAAGCTGTAAAGCTAAAGATTTGCAGAAAGCTATTGCACAAGTAATTCTGGCAAAAGAAAAGAACCTTCTGGTAAAGGTTCAATAAAATGTTTGTTACCTAATTTTATGATACGGACTGCAATCCGTATCTCCATTATAAGACATATTAAAGGAGATGTAAAGAATGAAAATAATAAGTTTTTTAAATATAAAAGGTGGAGTTGCTAAGACAACTAGCTGTGTTAATGTTGCTGCACAATTAGGGAGAGAAGGTAAAAAAGTATTAATTATAGATATGGACCCGCAGAGCAATGCAACAAAGAATCTCCACATGTATAATCCTAATTTAAAAGGAACATATGAAATTCTTAATGGTGAAGATGTTGCTGTACAAGGAACTGTGTTTGATAATGTGTGGCTTATACCTGCCAATATCAGTTTGATAATGAGTGAATCTGAAATAATTTCAGATATGAAAAGAGCAAGAGAAACACGCATAAAGAAATGGCTTCAAAGTAAAAGTACTAACACTTTTGATTATGTTTTAATAGACTGCCCACCAAGTTTGGGAATGTTATCTATAAATGCATTAGTTGCAAGTGATTACGTTATTGTACCACTTAAAATAGACAAGTTTTCCTTAGATGGATTTGAATATCTTATGAGCAGTATACAAGAAGTTAAGGAAGAATTTAATTCAAACTTAAATGTTTTAGGGATTTTAATAACAATGGATAAAGCTACAAGGATTAATAAAGAAATCAAAGGAGAGCTTAAAGAAGAGCTGGGAGACTTAATGTTTAAACAGACAATTAGAGATAACGTAGATGTTATTAAAAGCACATTTGAATCTAAGCCAGTTATTTACATGAATAAAAATGCTAATGCATCTAAGGACTATATCAAATTTGTGGAGGAAATGCAATGTCGTCTTATTTAAAGGGTATAGCAAGTAGAGTTAATAATATTAATAATACAGATGATGGATTTGTACAGGAGCTAGATATTGACCTTCTAGTTCCTTCTGAAAATAACTTTTATGGAATAAGAGAAATAGAAGAACTTGCAGAATCTATTAAAGAATATGGACTTATGCATAATGTGGTTGTAAGAAAAAGAAATGATGGTAAATATGAAATTCTTTCAGGAGAAAGAAGATTTAGAGCACTTAGAGAAATTGATTATAAAAAAGTTCCATGCCGGATTGTAAAAGATGACGTTACAGAGTTAGATGCTGAGGTAATGCTTATACAGGCAAATATGCAACAAAGAGAATTAAATTTACAGGAAAAGATGCAGGGAATAAAAAGACTGCAAGAGATATATACAGAGAAGAGAAAAAGTGGTGAAAAGCTTCAAGGAAAGACAAGAGATCTTATAGGTAAGCATTTAGGAATCTCAGGAGTCCAAGTTGGACGTTATCAAAAGATAGATAAGGATTTAATTGAACCACTTAAAGAAAAGCTTAATAGCGAAGATATAACAGTTACACAGGCACATACACTTAGTAGTCTTACAGAAGAAGAGCAGGAGATAATTAATGATGAAATTAAAGACCTTAACTGTAAGGAGCATAAGGAAGAAGTTGAAACACTTATTAATGGTATAAAGCAGCCAGTTGAAAACAAGCATGATAAACAATTGATTGATGAAATGTATTCTGAATCACATTCAGAGAGTTGCATTGTTGTATCTGATTGTGCGAAAAATGCTGATGAAACTGAACAGAAAAAAGAAATAAAAACAGAAGTTAATGAAATTGAAAATAAAATTGACGAGTTAAAAGAAATGATTACGCAGTCAGAAAAAATAGATTTAGTAATTAATATGTCTTATATAAAGGGTTGCTTTAGAGTATGTGAAATAGAGCTTAAACATAGAACTTTAGAAATATATCTTAAAGGTCAGAAGAACATTCTTAAAATTGAAATTAATACTAATGACTATAGCAATCAATTAAAAAAAGTAAATGAAATTTGTTATGGAGAATCAACATTGAAACCTAAGAAAGCTTACAAGATTAATATTAATACTTATTTATGGTTTCATCACTGATAAAGGAGGAGCACATATGGAAGAAAAAAGAGCATACTATGCTGTTATCCCAGCAGACGTAAGATATAACAAAAATTTAAAAGATAAAGCAAAACTCCTTTATGGGGAACTAACAGCTCTAGCAAATGAAAAAGGTTACTGCTGGGCTTCAAATTCATACTTTGCTGAGTTGTATGAGGTTAGTAAATCTACTATATCAAGGCTAATTAAAAACCTAAATGAAGAAGGGTATATAAACGTAGAACTTGTATATGAAGGTAAGGAAATTGTAGGAAGAAAGATATATATTAATTCTGCAACACCTATACGCAAAAATGAGCATACCTATAAGCAAGAATGTGAGGAGGGTTTAAGCAAAATTGAGCATACCCCTATACGCAAAAACGTCAAAGATAATAATACAGTACTTAATAATACAATTAATAATACATTAGATAATACTATATCTAAAGATATAGTATGTAGCACTGACGTGCAACAAATAGTACATGCATGGAATTCATTGAATTTACAAAAGATTTTTTCAGTTAATGCTGGAACAACAAGACATAAATTATTAAGAGCTAGGATTAAGGAGTACGGAATTGATAATATTTTAAAGGCTATATCAAATATTAGATCAAGTAATTTCTTGAAAGGCCAGAATAAAAATAATTGGACTATAACATTTGACTGGTTTATAAGACCTAATAATTTTCTCAAGGTACTTGAGGATAATTTTAAAAATAGATCAGATTGCAATTATAAACAGTCAGAAAGTTTAAAACCTACAGGATTTAATAATTTTAAGCCGAGAGAATATGATTATGACAGCTTAGAGAAAAAGATGCTTGGATGGGAATGATGATAGGAAGGTGAATACGATATGAAAAATGCAGAAGAAATAGTAACTAATATGGTTAATACATATTTTGATGAACCAGATAAGTCGCTGAAAGAAGTTTTTGGAGAATATGCTGAAGAGCTTGAAGTGGATGATAGAAAGAAGTTTTTTGAAACACTAAAACAAATAATTAATTAAATTTATTTTGGTTAGGGAGTGATATAGTTGGAGGAAAATTGGTTAGCTTTGTATTTATTAATTATGACAAATAGAAATGCTAAATTATCACTAATAGCTATGGGTATTAGTTTTCCAACTCAAAAGAGGCGTAATAATTTATCTGATGATGACTATGAAAAGATAATTGAACTAAAAAAAACTCATACATGGGAAGATATAAGCAAAATTGTTGGCATTGAGGGTGGATCACTATCTTCGCTGGTAAGTATTTATAAAAGGAAAAAGAGAAATACGAGGATATTTTGAAGCCAAGCATTTAGAAATAGTTAAATAGTTAATCTTGCAGGGCTAATAGTTAGGGATTACAAGCTAATGTTAAAACTGCAGTTAAATAAATCTTAGTCAAAGGGGGAGAAATCCCCCAATTGTTGGAGGGATATTCATGAATGAAAAGTTTATTTTAAATAGATTTAGGAATTTAAGTAATCAAAAAAAGCAAGAAATTGAATTAAAAGCAATGTTGAATGGTGTGAGTATAGATAAGGATATAATTCCGATAATAGCAGGTGTTGCAGCAGTTTCTATGGAAGCAGCAAAGTTGTTTATTGACAATATTGAATATTTAAATTAATAGGAGGAGAGAAGTAAGTGGGATTAGAAGATATGAGAGAAAAGTTATATAGATACATATCAGTGTTTGGAATTGCTGATGAAAGGACAATTGAAGTAAGTCAGGAGTTAGATTTATTGATTTATGAGAATGTAATAGCAGATAAGTAAAAGGGTGTTCGTGAAGAACACTTTTAAGAAATGCACAAATGTCAGAAAGGGTGAATTAAAGTGACTAAGAATGAATATGAACTAGAAGTTTTGAACAGTTTAGAAGTTATTGAAGCTTCAGGAAGCTGTGGTGAAATTGAATATATATTAATTGAAAATAATACAGCCAATATAGACGCACTTAAAAAAATAGGGATAACTGAGCATGAAATTGAAGAAGAGTGTAATTGTGAAGATAATTTATTAGACATAAGCCCTATAATAGGACAATTTGCAACTAATTATAATTCAAGAAAAAAGAAATTTTATAACTTAAGATGTGGATATTAAAGTCAGAAAGGGTGTAGGAAGTGGATATTAAAGTTACTGTTAATTATAAAAATGGAGAAGTTCAAGAGTTTATTGAAGGGATAAGTAATAATTTAAGCGTTAATGAAGTAAATGAGTATTTGAAAAAGAAATATTATAATGCCAGTTGGTTTGAATGGCATGAATATGATGAATACAGAGATTATTAAGAAAGGGTGTAGAAGATGAAAGAAGAAAAGAACGTAAAAAATATAGTAATTAAATATGATGATGGAACTGAAAGAGAAATAAATAAAGGTGTAGTAGTTGAATATGATACAGATGGAGAAAAAGCAAATCTAGGATTTGAATTTAAGGACTGTAGCGGAAAAGATTTAGTAAATATAGTTTATGGAGTAATGGAAATGGGTGCAAACATGGGATTATTTAATGATAGTGAGTGTGATGAAGATGATTAAACCTATTTTATTCAACACTCAGATGGTTCAGACAATACTAGATGGCAGAAAGACAACTACAAGAAGAATTGTTAAAGGCAATATTAATGATTTAGATTTAATTGGTACTGGATCATCTAAATGCAATGATACATTTGATACAACATTATTTGGAAAATTAGATAAAGAAAAGGTTTGGAACTCTGATGTAAAAGAAAGAGTTAAAGCACCATATATGCCAGGAGATATTCTTTATGTTAGGGAAACTTGGGGAATATCAAATCCGTTAGGAGATTTTGCAAGGAATAATAGGACAGCAGAGTATGTTTATAAAGCAGGGTATTCCAAAGGAGAAAGAATACCAATGGTTAGAGAACAGGAAAAAAACTTGGGCGTTTGGAAACCAAGCATTCATATGCCAAAAGATGCAGCACGTATTTTCTTAAAAGTAACCAGTGCAAGAGTTGAAAGGCTTCAGGATATAACAGAGGATGGAATAAGAGCAGAAGGAATTACAGAAGAATGGCCACCACATGCAATGGATAAGTTTAGGAAGTTATGGGATAGCACAACAAAGGAATACAGATGGGAGACTAATCCTTGGGTGTGGGTAATTGAATTTGAAAGAATTGAGAAAAGTGAGGTAGAGCAGTAATGAGTAAGGAAAAATGGATATTAGATATACAACAATATGACAATGAGATTTGGATGCCAGAAGAATATTTTGATGATAAGGAAGATGCCCAAAAGTATGGATATGAAATAGCAGAAAAAGAAGGTTTGAGCAGATTTAGAATAGGTTTATGTGAAGATGCTGAAAACTTTGGAATTGATGTTGATAGAGTAATTGAGAACATTCAGGAAGCAATGTATGAGACTATTGGAGAAGCTGCAGAATGTTATTTAGATGATGTAACAAAAGAAGATGCGTTGGAGCTGGAGAAAAGACTAAATGAAGTTTTTTATAAATGGCAGGAAGAACATAATTACAAACCAAGCTTTTATAAAGTAATTAGTGAAGAGGTAATCGAGGTAGAGAAGTAATGAAGTTTTATGAATTTAATAATGAGGATTATGCTTATTATGCATTAATAGGTGCAGGCACTGAAGAAGAAGCAAAGGAGTTTTACGAGGATAATGTTGCTTATATAGAAGGAAGTGAAAAAGATAATAATCCAAGAGAATTAGAAAGAGAAGAAGCTTATAACAATATAAATAGATATTATAAAATTCCTGAATCTATGCATGAATATAATAGGGATCGTTTTAACAAATCAATAGATAGTGAAGAAACAACATTATTTGCTTTAGATAGAGATTTGATGTGATTCGGAATATGCAGATATTGTGCAGTTAGGAAAGGGTGAGAGGTAAATGAGTAGAGTAATTTTATTAAGTAAAGATAAAGATAAGAGATATTGCGTTGAAAAAAATATTGAGGATAAAGGAACATTTATATTTGATACTGATAGAGAATTAGAGGTGTATGATGTTCTAAAAAAAGGAGATAAGTTTTATTCAGTAGGAAGAAAAGAAAAATTATCTAATGTAGTTGGAGTGGATGAAATAGAGTTTGAGCTTAATCCAGAAACTACTATAGCAACAGATTTTACTTGTCCTTATTGCCATCATGTAGATTATGATGGTTGGGAAAAATCAGAAGGTGAAACTTACTGCGGTAGTTGTGGAAGTACAGTTAATTACAATTATAAAAATGAAAATTTTGTTGTAGAACCAGTATTTCCATCATCAATAATAGTCATAGAGTAATTCACAATACTTTAAAAAGATGACTAAGTAAGAGTGTGAAGTTTGCTCTTACCTAAATCTTCTATAGCTTATTAAAATATAAAAATACATCACTTTCACTTATTATAATTAAAGTATTTTTATTGGTTATTATACCAGCATCACATTGAGTAGCGCATTTATTATTCCTAAATATCACATTATTATTTTCATCCAAGATAAGAAGTGTAGTTTCTTGAGTAGGAGTTAAAAATCTAAATTTAATAGTGTATGAACTAGAATCTTTATCAGATATTTTATATATTCCTTCAGAAAAGAGACTATCACTAGGATATAATGGCGTTGCTGCATAAGGCTTAGAGACAAATAATAAAGTAAATACTGCTAGTGATGCTAGTAAAATAAAAAAGCGTTGTTTCATGATTTTCACCTCATAAAATAATATTCCCTAGAAAAAATAAATTTATTTAGAATTATTAAGTGGAAGGACAAAATAGATATTACACAATACTTATAAGGTGCATGAATTACGGATATTACGTAATAACAAGGAGGAAATAAAATGATACAAGAATACGAAATAATGGCTATAAAAAGTTTATTGATTAAAAAAGGAATTTTAACTGAGGATGAAATAAAGCAGGAACATCATAAGTTATTGAAAGAAAAACGAGATAGAGATGAACAAGAAAGAAATGAACGTCATTTGTATAGGTGATAAATCTATAATTGGTTTACGATTCTAAAAAGGAGGTATATATGGACGAGCCAATAATTAATAAGAGTAAAGAATATACATTCGATAAAGTATACAATGATTTTATATATGGAAATAATATTATAACAAGCAAAAACAGTGGTTATAGTTATAGATCTGAATGTAAAGAGAATAACATTAAATTAAAATTCTTTAATCCAGTAATTTCAATATGGCAGCCAAGTAATTATTTTTCAAGTGATGAGATTTTGGACAAGTGGTATGTTACACAAGCTTAACATAATAAAAAAGGTGTTCGTTATGAACACCTTCTTAAGGAGAGGTGAATTATGGAAGATATAATATTTAAAATTAAAAAGTTATTGGTGCTTAGTAAAAGTTGTAATGAAAATGAAGCACAAAGTGCTATGATGATGGCTCAAAGATTATTAATAAAATATAAATTAACAATAAAGGAAATAGAAAAATATAAAGATACATGTGTAAATGTAGATGAAAATAGGACTGGTATAAAATTCAGAGGGGCAAATTGGAAGTCTAACTTATCAAGAGTTATAGCAGATAATTTTGGCTGTTATTTATTTTATAGATCAGGAAGAAGTCATGAAATTTGTTTTTATGGAAAAGAGGAAGATATAGTTATTTGTAATATAATTCTTGAGTATGCGATTAAATCTATAAACTCAAATGGAGATAAGTTGATAAAGAAATTAAAGAATGATAGAAGAAGAAAATATTTTAAAGGAATAAAAAATGATTATGCTTTAGGATTTATATATGGATTAGATGAAAGATTTAAGGAGCAGCTTAAATCAAATAAAGAATGGGCATTGGTTTTAGTTAAAGATCAAATAGTAGTAAATAAATATGAAGAATTTTCAAATGACTTTAAAGCAATACATACTAACATAGATTATGATAAGAATTTATTTGCATTTAAACTTGGAAAAGAAGATGGCAAAAGATTTGACATTTCTAATAAAATTGAAAAAGAAGCAGAAGAGAATGAGTTATTGAAATAAATAAAGGTGTTCATGACGAACACCTATACATAATTAGAGAATCTGATTTCGAAGGCCAGTTCTCTAATTAGCCTATCTATATTATAACACATTGAGGGATAGGTGATAAATATGTCAGAAATGAAAAGTATTTTTAATCTTTATAGAGAAAGAAAATGTAAAATAAAAAATCTAAGAATTGAAATTGAAAATCTAAAGCTTAACGGGACTACAGATAATGATCCTATTGTACAAGGGTTGTTAAAAGACATAAATAAATTAGAAAATGAAAATAGAAGAGTTGAGAATTCATTAAATTTGCTGCCAGAAAAGGAATATAAGGTGGTTAAATTGGTTTTAATAGATTGTATTGATAAAAAGAAAGTTGCTAATGAAATCGAAAGGACTGAAAGGCAGGTTAATAGAATATTAAATAGAGTATCTAAAAAAATAGTGTTATAAGAGTGTAAAAATGCACTCTTTTTTATGTCCTAAAAATGTCCTAAAAATGTCCCACAAATGTCTTAAGTTGTATGATAACATAATATTAACAGGTAAAAATGTCCCTTTTTGTGGATTTCTCTTTGTTATGCATTTTTTTAATGAGGTGATTAATTTGGGAAAAGCGATTGATAAAAAAATAATAAAAGAATTATATCTTAGAGGTTATAATTCAGTTGAAATATCTATAATAGTAAACAAAAAGGCAGAGGCAGTTAAAAAATATATTCAAAGAAACTTTTCAGACTTAAAGTTAGAGCATAAAAGAGTACGCTATAGAAATAAACAAATTGAGAAATCTATAAACATTGAAGCAATAAAATATATGTCTGATGAATCTTTTATTAAAAAGAATCCAAGTATATATTCAACAACTTTAGATGGAGATATAGTTGTAAATGCTCCAGGATATATATTGCCTTGGGATGTACCTAAAGGATATAAAAATGACAATAGTACAAAATTAGTAAATAGAAGAATATTACATAGTAATTATAGAAAAGATGAGTTGTTTGGATAGCAGCTCATCTTTTTAATTAGGAGAAGGTGAGAACATGCAAGAAATATATACAGTTTATTTGTGCTGTAGGTGCAGGAATGAAATTATTTTAATCACAGAAGAAGTTGAAAACACTTTGAAATATGATAAGTACTTGTCGTGTTCTCATTGTGGAAGTAAGAATATAATTGAGGAAAATAAGACAAATGATTTAAGAAAGTGTATGGATCATAATGCTTATAAAAAAGTTAAGGGTAAGATAAGGCAGGTGCATTCAGTGTGAGAAAAAAAGGGAAAAATTCAGCTATAGTTATTAAAGATCCTAAAGACTTACAAAGAATTGCAAATAGAATGAAATCATATAATTATCCTGCATATATACTTTGGAGTATTGGTGTTAATACTGGATATAGAGGTGGCGATTTAGTAAGACTTACAATTGCGGATATTAAAAAAGCGATTAAAACTGGTGAATTAATTATTCAGGAAGAGAAAACTAAGAAAACTAAAAAGATTAAATTTGAAAGAGTTGTCATATTAAGTAATAAACTTATAAAAATATTACAAGAATATATTCAAGATAAAGATGATGCTCAATATTTATATTGGTCTCAAAAAGGTTCTGGTGTAGAGCCTTATAAAGAGCATATAACAAGAGAGTCTTTAGGGAAAATATTTAAAAAAGTACTTAATGAACTTGGAATATTTGGCTCAATAGGTACACAAACAGCACGAAAAACATATGGATATTTTCAATATAAAGAACATAATGAAAATGTTTATTATGTCCAAAGATTATTTGGCCATAGTAAAGCTAGTACAACGATGGAGTATATAGGATTAGATGAAGATATATTAAAAGAATCATCTGAAACTTCAGATAAGTATGTGTTCTAATGATGGGAAATATTCATATTTTTTTGAAGTCAAATACCGTACTATTTAGACCATAATTATTAATTGTATTAATTTTGCTATATATAGAAGTAGCAATTTTAAAAATAAAAAACCTCAACATTTCAGGAAGTAAGGTATAAAAGAACTTAAAAACATAATAAAAATATCAGCTAAAGTTTAGGGAAATAATTAGCTTTTGAAAAGCATCCTAGAGCAACTCAACTCAATACAATTTATGGATAGAAGGAGAGAAATAAAATATGGTAGTTAAATATGTTAAAGAAGAAAATATGAAAATTAGATCAATGTATTGTTTGTTTGGAATAATCCCGTTATATATTAAATGGGATTTGATTTAGTTTTGATAAGTAAAATAAACGAAGATTTACTTTACTTATTGATTTTTAGATATTGTCCAACCAATTAATGCGAATATGATAGTAAAAAAATAAGTAAAAAAATTAAAGTAAAATAATTGACAATGATATACGTTTGATTTACTATAATAGTATAGAAAAATGAACGGAGTTGTTGATTATGATATTTGGATATGCAAGAGTAAGTACAGTAGAACAAAATTTATATAGACAGATAGATGCTTTAAAAGAAGCAGGTGCAGATGAAATTATAGAAGAGAAGATGACAGGAACAAAAGCAGACAGGCCACAACTTAATAGGTTATTAGATAAGTTAAGAACTGGAGATATAATGTTAGTTGCAGATTTAACAAGATTAAGCAGAAGTACAAAGGATCTATTTGATTTAGTAGAAAAGATAGAGAAGAAAGGTGCTAACATTAAAAGCTTAAAGGAAAGTTGGTTAGATACTACAACTCCACAAGGAAAGCTTATGTTTACTTTAATAGCTGGAATAAGTGAGTTTGAAAGAGAGTTAATAAGCCAAAGAACCAAAGAAGGATTAGCAGCAGCAAGAGCCAGAGGGAGAAAAGGTGGTAGAAAAGAAAAATTAGATGATACAAAGAAGAAGGCTATCTATGATTTATATGTTCAGAAGAATACAAGAATAATGGATATTTGTGATATGTTTGAAATTACAAAGCCAACACTCTATAAAGTAGTAAAAGAAATAAGTGAGAAGTCAGGTAAATAAATACCTGGCTTTTATTTATGCGAAAGAGGTGATAGTAATGGCAGGAGCACCGAAAGGTAATACAAATGCAAAAGGAAATAAAGGTGGAGCACCTAAGGGGAATAAGAATGCAAAGGGGAATAAAGGTGGAGCACCTAAAGGTAATCTTAATCCGCTAAAACATGGTCTTTATTGTGATGAAACAAAAAGATTGCCAGAGGATTTTATTAAGAAATGGCTTCCAGTAGGTTTAAAAAATGCATATGAGGGTTCTGCATCTTTAGGTCTTAGTAAATTAGATAAACTTGGACATGCAATAGATATCTTATGGGCTAAGATTCTTGTAAGCCAAAAGATTACAGAAGTTAAAAACAAAAAAGATACTACAAAAGAATTAAAAAAGGAGAGTTGGGGGAAGACAGATTCCAAAGAGTTTGAAATTCAATTTGCATGGGATAAAGTGAATAGTTCTTTAGATATAAATTCTAAGGCAATGGAACGATTAAGCAACATGATAGATAAATATGAGAAGTTGCTACATTCAAATTGGGACTTGGCTACAGATGAGCAGAAGTTAAGAATTAAGAAAATAGAAAATGATATTAAAAATAATATTAAAGGTAATGATGGAGATAATTCACAACTGAATTCTACTCAAAAGCTTGATTCTATACTGAATCAGTTAGGTAAGAAAAAATGAGTAATGAAGAAAATAAAGAGCTTTATCCATTATCGGAAAAGTACTTAGATTTCTTAGAACATGATGCACCAGTAGAATTCCTGGAGGGTACAACAGCAGCAGGAAAGACAACAGTTGGTATCGTAAAATTCATGCTTAAAGTTGCTGATTCAAAAAAGAAAATGCATATAATAGCATCTAAGACAACAGGTGTAGCAGAAAAGAATATCATACAGAAAGAGTTTGGTATATGTGATGTATTTGGTGATTTAGTCAAATACAATGGTAATGGAGATAAGGATAACAAGATACCACATATAAGATATCAAACACCTAATGGTGAAAAAATAATATATGTATTAGGATATGATAATAAAGATAAGTGGGAGATGGCTCTAGGTTCTCAGTTTGGTTGTGTACTTATAGATGAAATTAACACAGCTAACATAGATTTTGTAAGAGAAATATCCACAAGAAATGATTATCTTATGGGAACTCTTAATCCAGATGATCCTAACTTACCTATCTATGATGAATTTATTAATTGTGCCAGGCCATTAGAAAAATACAAGAATGATGTACCAGATGAAATAATGGAGCAGCTGAACAGTGAGGAAAAGCCAAACTGGACATACTGGTTCTTTTCTTTTTATGACAATGCAAGTTTATCTGAGGAAGATATAGAGAAAAAGAAGTTAAGTGCTCCAAAAGGTACAAAGCTGTATAAGAATAAAATATTAGGTTTAAGAGGAAGAGCTACAGGATTAATATTCTGTAATTTTGAAAGAAAGAGAAACTTAATAACTAAGCAGCAGGCTAAGAAATTCAGATTCATGTATTTTACTGCAGGCTTAGATACATCTTATTCAAGTCAGAGTAATGACACAATAGCAATGACATTTATGGGAATTACAGATGATAATAGATTAATTTATCTTGATGAAGAAGTATATAACAACAAGAACAATAAAGAGATACCATTGGCACCATCTGATACAGCAATTAAACTTGTAAACTTCTTAGAGAAAAACAGAAAGGATTGGGGACTTGCAAGAGATGTATTTGTAGATTCTGCAGACCAGGCAACAATAACAGAATTGAATAAGTATAAAAGACAAAGGCCTAATCTTTATAATTTTGTTAATTCTTATAAGAAAGTTGAAATATTGGACAGAATTAATTTTGTACTATCATGGATCAATAGCGTTGATGGTGTTTTTTATTATGTATGTGACCATTGCAAAGCTCATATAGGAGAATTAGAAACTTATTCATGGAAAGAAGATAAGGACGAGCCAGAAGATGCAAACGACCATACAATAAACAGTTCTCAATATGCTTGGATTCCATACAGAAAAAGAATAGGGATTTACAGAGAGTAAACAAAACGATAGATTTGTATAAAGTTTTTACTTTGATTAATTTACCGAGTTTATTTACGAGATAAATAGCATAAGTGTGTAAATAAAAAAATCTAAGAATAAGAGTAAATAAAACGAGGATTTAATTTACCTTGATATTTAACAGGAGGAATAAAAGTGGGGTGGATAAAGAATATGTTAACTAAAGCTGCAATAAGATATTTAAATGTACAACCTGCTATGGATGTACAAGTAAGTATACAGGAGCCTTATACATATGAAAGTAATCTTATGAGGAATAGACTTTGGTATAGAGGTGAGCCCTATGAATTAGATCAGTTTTTTAAACAGATATCTAGTGATCCAGTAAATAAATCTAGATTTTGGAGTGCAGTTCCAAGTAATGATTTAAGCATTAGAAAATTGCATAGTGGATTACCTGCAATAATCGTAGATAGATTGACTGATATTGTAATAGCTGATTTGGATAGTATTTCATTAGAAAAAGATGTAGATAGTAGGATATGGGAAGAAATAAGTATAGACAATAAATTTAATTCAATAGTTCAAGAAGCAATATCAGAAACATTGATTGCAGGAGATGGAGCTTTTAAAATTTCTATTGATACAAATGTAAGTCAATATCCAATAATTGAATTCTATAAAGCAGATAATGTTGAATATGTTCTTAACAGAGGTAGACTACAAGAAATAAAATATTCAAATTTATATGAACAAGGACAAAAAAAGTACAAATTAATTGAAACATATGGAAAGGGATATGTTAAATATAATTTATATGATGAGTATGGAAAAGAATTACCCGTAACGATTATAGAAGCTACTAAAGACTTGGAAGATGTTGAGTTTGATGGCGATTTTATAATGGGTATACCTTTAATGTTTTTTAAATCTCCTAAATGGGATAATAGAGGTAAAAGTTTATTTGATAGTAAGTCAGATTCCTTTGATGCATTAGATGAGGTCATATCACAGTGGATTGATGCAATAAGAGATGGAAGAGTAGTTAAATATATTCCTGAGGACTTAATACCTAAGAATCCATCAACAGGTGAATTATTAAAGCCTAATAGTTTTGATAATAAGTTTATTAAGATTGGAAGTAGCTTAGCTGAAGAATCTAAAAACGAGATAGATATGAAGCAAGCTCAGATTAATTATGATGCATTTGTTAATAGCTATAATAGTGCATTAGATATGTGTCTACAAGGAATTATTTCTCCAAGTACATTGGGCATTGATCTTAAGAAAACAGATAATGCAGAAGCTCAAAGAGAAAAGGAAAAAGCAACTTTATATACTAGAGGTAAAATTGTTGATACTTTAAGTGAGGTTATACCACTTCTTATATCTATAACACTAATGGTTAATGACATTATGAACAGTAAAAGTCCAAAAGAATATGAAGCTACAGTAACTTTTGGTGAATATGCATCACCTTCATTTGATAATGTAGTTGAAATAGTGGGGACAGCTAAGACATATGGAATAATGTCATTAGAACAATGTGTAGAGGAATTATATGGAGATACATGGACTGATGAAGAAAAGGCAGAAGAGGTTCAAAGGATAAAAGAACAAACTGGAATACTTGAAGCTGAAGAACCTAGAGCAGTTGATGATGAAGACTATAATAATTCAGATAATCCAGAGGATGTGGATTTAGATGGCGAAGAAGAATAATCTTAGTAAGCTAGGAGAAATACTTAAGAATATAAATAAGAAATCTATACAAAAGAATGCAGCTAAAGAAAGAGAGCAGTCTTATGATATTAGAAAGATATTTGAACAAATGGAACTTGATTTAATATCTTCTATGCATAAGGCTTTTTATTTTCATAAAACAGAAGAAGCTAAAGAAGGATTTAGCTGGGAGCAATGGCAGAAAAGTAAACTTAGATCCATAGAAGAGTATAGAAAAAGAAATAAGAAACTAATCAATTTATATAGTAAGCCGATACAGGAAGCTATAGATAGAGAACTTAAAGGTGAATTTAAAAACTCAGTAAGTAGCGTTGTTAAAAGAGTTAAAAATTTCTTTGGTATTTCTGTACCTAATGATAGTTCAGAAAGTCAAAAGGTTAAAGAATATATTAAGGCTATTACAGGACAGAAAATTGAAGTGCCAACAGAAGAATCATTCTTTGGAGTTAATGAAAAGAAATTAAATACATTGCAAGGTGTAGTTGAGAAAGATTTAAAGAAAGCTCAAATTTCAGTTTTAAGGAAAATGGATGATGTATATAGACAGACAATATATAAGAGTCAAGTGTATATGCAAGCAGGAACAAAGACATTAAATCAATGTATAGATGTGGCAACTAGGGATTTCTTAAAGCAAGGAATAAATAGTATTAGATATAAAGATGGAAAATGTGTTAATATTGCAAGCTATGCAGAAATGTGTTTAAGGACTGCTAATCACAGAGCAAAGCTTTTAGGTGAAGGTAGTAAAAGAGATGAATGGGGAATACATTTAGTAGTTGTATCTGCTCACGCTAATACATGTAAGATGTGTGAGCCATGGCAAGGTAAAGTTCTTATAGATGATGTATTTAGTCATCCAAGTAAACAATATATAGACAGATATAAGAAGAATTATAGATTATTAAGTGAAGCCATAAAAGCTGGATTAATCCATGTTAACTGCAGGCATAATCTTGTAACTTATTTTGAAGGAATAACAACAATACCTAAAGTTCCAGATGGAAAGGAAGCTATTAACGTTTATAAAACAGAACAAAAGCAGAGAGCATATGAAAGAGAAATTAGAAAACAAAAGAGAATAGTTATGGGAACTTGTGATGAATCAAATAAACAACATGAAGAAATAAAGCTTAAAACATTAGAAAAGAGTTTAATAGAGCATCTTAAAAAGTATCCTGAACTAAGGAGAAATTCAGAAAGAGAGAAGGTGAGATAATGGCTTGTAAGAAGAAAACAAGAAAGAAAAAGAAATAAGGAGGAGTTTAAAGTGAAAAAGTATATTGGAACAAAGATGGTTAATGCTGAACCTATGAATTTAGGGAATTATAATATGTGTAGAGGATGGGAAATACCAATAAATGAAAATCCTAATAGAGAAGGATATAAAGTTCAATATGATGATGGTTATGTAAGTTGGAGTCCTAAGGAAATATTTGAAGAAGCTTATATAAAAACACATGGCTATGATTTTTCGTGGGGACTAATAAAATTAAAACAAGGGAAAATAATTGCAAGAAGAGGTTGGAATGGCAAAGGAATGTATGTTGCTCTAGCTGGAAAAGAAATTAATGATATTGTAACTATAGAACCGTTCCTTGTTATAAAAAATACTAAAGGTACTTTTAATACGTGGGTTCCGAGCATAAGTGATCTACTTGCAGATGATTGGGAAGATGTAACAGAATTATATAGTAAATAAAGCTTTAGATTTCTAAAGCTTTTTATTATGCTCCAAAACGTGTTTAAGAGGGTAAAAGATACATGGAATTAAAAGCCTACAGGCTATAAATGGAGGTATTTATGTTTATACAAAACTGTAATTTAAGAAAAAGATTAGGAATATCTAGGTTAATGGAAGCAGATGGCGGTGCAGGAGGTTCAGGCGAAGGTGCTGGAACAAGTGAAGGAGATCAAGAAAATGGAGAAGGTTCAGAGGAAGGTAAATCAGAAGAAAAGACCTTTAGTCAAGAAGAAGTTGATAATCTTATAAAAGATAGACTCAAGAGAGAAAAGAAGGGACAGCCTACTAAGGAAGAACTAAAAGCTTTTAAAGAATGGCAAGATAGTCAAAAAACAGAATCTGAAAAGCAGTCAGAAGCTTTAACAAATGCAGAAAAAGCAAAGTTAGAGGCAGAAGAAAGAGCAATATTAGCAGAGACCAAGGTTACGTGCTTAACTAAAGGTGTTAATCCTAAATCAATTGATGATGTTGTTGTATTAGCAAAAGCAAAAGTTACTGATGATGTTAATATTGACCAAGCTATAGATAAAGTATTAGAACAATATCCACATTTTAAAGGTTATATGCAGCAAGAAGAACAAAAAGGTTTTAGAAAGCTAGGTGGCGGTGCTGGAGATTCTAAAGGAAGTAATGAAGATGCTTTAAAGGCCATATTTGGCATTAAATAAAAATATTAAATTAGGAGATGATAAAAAATGGCAGTATATGATTACGCTGAACAATTTACAAACTTATTACAACAGAAATATCAAACAGAATTAAAGTCTGATGACTTAACTAAGAGTAACTTAGGGGTGCAGTTTATTAATGCTCAAACAATTAAGTTACCTAGGATGAGTTTAAGTGGCTATAAGGATCATACAAGGACTCCAGGATTCAATTCTGGTACAATGTCTAATGATTGGGAACCAAAGAAACTTTCACATGATAGAGATATTGAATTTTGGATTGATCCTATGGATATTGATGAAACAAACTTAACTTTAAGTGTTGCAAATATCCAAAATACATTTGAAACAGAGCAAGCAATACCAGAAAAGGATTGTTATAGATTTAGTAAACTACATTCTGAACTAAAGACATACAAAGCAGCACTTATTGACAGTACAGTTATTAATGCATCTGTATTCTTAGAACAGTTTGATGAGTTTATGTCAAAAATGGATGAAGCAGGTGTGCCAGAAGAAGGAAGAATACTTTATGTAACACCTTCTATGAATAAGATAATAAAGCAAGCAGAGGGAATTGAAAGAAGCATTATTGTGACAACTCCAAATTCTATTAATAGAAAAGTTCACAGTATTGATGATGTTACTATTAAGATGGTTCCAGCTGCAAGAATGAAAACTTTATATGATTTTACTGAAGGTTGCTCTCCAGATTCAACAGCAAAACAAATAAACTTTATATTAATACATCCATCATGTGTAGTATGTAGAGATAAATATGCGTACATCAAGTTATTTACACCTGGAACAGATTCAAGAACAGCTGATGGTTACTTATATCAAAATAGAAATTATGGCGATTTATTCTTGCTTGAAAAGAAAGTAGATGGAGTTGCCATGAATATACAGGCATAGGAGGAGATATTAATGAAAGCAACTAAAGGAAATAAAGTTTATTCAATAGGAGAATCACAAAAAAATTCATATATTAAGCAAGGATTTGACATTACTGATGATTTAGGCAATGTTGTATCACATGGGGCAGGTAAAACTGTCTCATATGATAAATATGCTGAACTCGAAAAGGAAAAGGAAACTTTAAAAAATAGAGTTTCAGAACTAGAAAAAGCAAATGAAGATTATAAGTTAAATTCAATGACAGTAGATCAGTTAAAAGCTTACGCAATTGAAATGAATATTAATTTAGAAGATGCAACAACAAAGGATGCGATTATAGAGAAATTTAAGGCAGTTCAAGGTGAGTAGTATGTCTTATGTAGATGAAGATTACTACAACAGTTGTTCAGATATTATAAAAGAAAAATTAAGTGTCAAATTAGAAAAAGCTACAGATCAGATTAATTCTTTAACTTATAACAGAATCATTGGAATAGGATTTGATAATCTTACTCCATTCCAGCAAGACAAAATTAAAAAGGCTATATGTGTGCATGCTGATTTTATAGAACAGTATGGTTCATATATTGATATGCCTTTAAGTGGATTTACAGCAGGTAGTACAAGTATAAGCTTTAATGCACAGAAGATTAATGGTGTAACTACTACACAAGAAGTATTAAATTACTTAAATTCTACAGGATTGAGTTGTAGGAGGATATAGATATGGGAATGAAATTACCTTTTCCAAAGTTCTTGGCCAATACTTCGATAGAAGTTTACAAAACTGAATTAGGTGAAGATGGCGAAGAAGAGAAAAAAGTATTTAATGGTAAATGTATTTATACAGACAAGCAAAAGCAGGTTATGACAGCTGAGAAACAATTAGTAACCCTTAGTGGTAAGGCTGTTATAGAAGGGAATATACCTATTAAAGAAGGGTATATAAAAGTAAATGGAGATAAAAAGAATATATATTCCATTGAAAGACCTTTGAATCCAGATGGTTCTGTATTTAGTACGGAGTTGAATTTATCATGAGTGTTAAAGTTAATATTAAATTATATCCTGAAAAGATAGGAATGTTAGAAAAAGCAAGTAAACAAGCTTTTGAAATGACAGTTGAAGCAGTACTTAGTGATATTGTTACAAGTGCTGTTGTTCCAAAAGATACAGGAGTATTAGAGGAAAGTGGATTTACTGTAATTAAAGATGCAGTAGGACAGATAATCTTTGATACTCCTTATGCTCGTAGATTATACTGGCATCCTGAATATAATTTTAGGCATGATAAAAACGTAAATGCACAAGGTAAGTGGATGGAAACATATATTGATGGTCCTAAAAAGCAATGGATCATTGATACTTATAATAAGCTCTTAAAGCAATTAACTAAGGGGGTAATACATTAATGTTACTAAGTGAAGTAAAAGACTATTTAAAAACTATAATAGATTGCCCTCAATGGTACACAGGAAAGATTGATGCAACTAAGGAACAGTGTATAGGGGTTTATGGCATTCAAGGTAAATCATCTAATATAGCAATAGGAGGATTAGAAAATACTTCTTATTCAAATAAAGGAATATCAATTCTAGTGCATTGGTCAAAGAATGTTACTAGTGCAGAAAAAAAAGCACAGGAAGTTTATGATTCTCTATTCTGTAATCAAGATGCAGTAATTGGAGGACACAAGGTAATTAAATTCGACATGAAGATGTCTGAGCCAATAAGCGTTGGAACTGATGATAATGGAATATTTGAATTTGTAATTGAAACAATAATTTATTTTGAAAGGTAGGTAATATTATGGCAGGAGTTACAGGAGTATATCCGGTATATAATACAAAATTTAAAATAGGAATTAAAGGGAAAGCCAGTACTGATGAACAGATGGCTACTATAGCAGATATGGAGACATTTAGTATGTCTATTGATGGAACTGTACAGACATGGACACCAATGACAACAGATGGATGGCAAAGAGCATTAATGACTGGAAAGTCATTTTCTATATCATTAAAAGGAAAAAGAAATGTAGGAGATCCAGGAAATGATTATGTTGCAGGAACAACTTTTGCAGATGGATTAGATTGTTCTAGTAAAGCCACAATAGAATTTCCTGATGGTGCAAAATTAGCGTTTGATTGCGTAGTGAGTGTAACAAATAATGGTGGTGGTGATGCTACAGATGTTGCACCACTTGAATTTGATTTACAAGGTGATGGTAAACCAGTTTACACACCTGCAGTATCAGTATAAGAGGAGGATTAGAAAATGGGAAGAGTATATGACATAGTAGACAGAATAGCAAATGCTAATCAAAAACCGGTATTAAGAATTGATGCAGAGCATGAATTTAAAATTAATAACAGCTTTCCTGCAACAATAGCAATTAAAGCTGTAAGTGAAGATAAGAAAATAGATGATATAGAAAGAATGAAAAAAATACTTGGTATAGCTCTTAGTACAGAAGCAAATGATTATATTGCTAGTAAAGAATATCCAACACCAATATATCAGTTATTTATCGAAGTTATTATGGCGGCATTAGCTGATGCTGATTTAGAAGAAATAGAAACTAAGGTTAAAGAAAACACACCCAGTAAATAAATGGTATGATTTGTTTGAGGATTGGGAGTTAATAGAATCTTCCTTTGCAACTCAATATGGAATAAGACTCACACAAGTTGATAATATGACTTGGAGTGAGTTTTGTTCTTTGTTATCTGGAATAATGCCTAAAACTCCATTAGGACAGATTGTATCCATTAGGGCAGAAGAAGATAAAGATATACTTAAGAACTTCACGAAAGAACAACATAGAATAAGAAATGAGTGGAGAAACAAAAATAATCCAGTAATGGATATGACAGATGAAGAAAAAGAGGCTAAGGCAAAAGAAGCACAGGAATTAATTAAGAAAATGTTTGGAGGCATCTAGTTTACTAGGTGTCTTATTTTCGTATAGAAAGGAGGATTAATGTGAGTGATAGCGTAGGAAAGATAAGCCTTGATTTAGAGGTTAAAAGTGACTTGGAAAAACAGATTAATAATATGAGTAATATTATTGCTAAGAAAATGAAGACTACTACAGAAAAAGCAACAGCAGGTGTATTTGATGGAATAGGAAAACAGACAGATGATGCTATGAACACTATAAACAATTCTATTAAAGCAGGATTAAATAAAACATCTAATGCAATAAGATCTACTCTTACTAATGCTTTTGCAGCAGTAAAAAATATTAAGATGCCAAAGATTGAATTTCCAAAGGCTGAAAATATTAAAGCAACTAGTCAAAATTCAAGAACAGCTAATACAACTAGAGGGCCACCCAAAAGTAATCTTAATGCAGAAGCAATAAAAGCACAGATATCTAATTTAAGCGCTACATTAGACAATGTTAATGCTCAAATTGATTTACAACAAAGTAAGTTGGCAGACTTAAAAGAAGCTTACAGGATGGCATTTAATCCAAATAGTAAAAATAAGATACAGGATCAAATGCTTAAGACAGAGCAGAGAATTAATAATTTAATTGGTAAGTCTGATAAACTAGGTTTTAAACTTGCTGACTTAGATGGGATATTTAAAACTCTTGGAGAAGTATCATCTACTACTGGAGAACAAATAGAATCTGTTGCTAGAAAAACAAAGAAATTCAGTTCTAATGCAAATAAGGGGAGAAATTCAGCAAATTTATTTTCTAATGCACTAAAAGTACTTGGTAATAGGTCAAATTCAACTGGTAATAGCTTTAAACATGCAAATAGTGGAATAAGCATGATGGTTAAGTCTATGTTTACTTGGGGAATTGTATTCCCTATGGTAATTAGAGGACTTAGTGCTATAGGAACAGGTTTATTAAATAATCTTAAAACCAATCAACAATTTGCTAAATCTTTAGCACAGATACAAACAAACTTAATGGTGGCATTTACACCAATATATCAAGCAATACTTCCAGCCATTAATTCGCTTATGAGTGCACTTGCAAAAGCAACAGCATATATAGCAAGTTTTATAAGTGCATTGTTTGGTAAGACATATCAACAAAGCTATGAGGCAACACAGCAATTAATAGATGCAAAAGAAGCTATGGGAGCTTACGGAGATAGTGCTAAGAAGGCAGCAAAAGAAATTAAAGGATTAGCTGGAATTGATGAGATTAATAATCTTGGAACACAAGGCAGTGATTCTGAAAGTGGAGCACCAACATTAACTCCACCTAGTATGGATATGAGCGCTGTTGATGGAGAAACAGCAGCATGGGCAGAAAAGTTTAAAAAGATTTTATCTGATTTATTTAAACCTATGAAACAGGCATGGGATAAAGAAGGTAAAGCAACTATGAATGCTCTTAAGTATGCCTTAAGTGAAATATGGCAACTTATTAAAGATATTGGTAAGAGCTTCATGGAAGTATGGACTAATGGCACAGGACAAAAGGTATGCGAGAATATACTTAAGGTTCTGCAGACTATCTTTAAGATTGTTGGAGATATTGCAAAGGCATTTGATATTGCTTGGAAAAAGAATAATTTAGGAACTAAGTTAATTCAGGATATATTTAATTCTCTTAACTCTGTACTTGAATTGTTAATTGATATTGGAGAAACCTTTAGAAATGTATGGAACTCTGGAGTAGGCGTTGAAATATGTACAAACATATTACAAATACTTGATAATATTGCTTTTATTATAGGACAAATTGCTACAAGCTTTAAAAATGCTTGGGATTCTGGATTAGGTGTACAAATTGTAACAGATATATTAAATCTACTTAATGGATGCTTAAGAATAATACAAGACATTACATCATCTTTCTCTAAGGCTTGGGAGAGCAATGGAGATACTATATGTGAAGGAATATTATTAATTCTTGATGATATCTTTGGAACTTTAGGTGATATTGCTAATGCATGGGCTAATGCGTGGGAGAATAATGGCAATGGTGATGCGTTAATGAATAGCTTGCTAGAAACTCTTGGAAAGATATTTACTACTATAGGTGATATTGGCCAAGGCATTAGGGAAAGCATAGGCACTGTTGCTGAAGATGTATTTGGAGCATTAATTCAATTTTGTACTGATGTTAGTAATGGTTTTGGAGCATTAGCAGATGGGCTTAAAATTATATGGGATAATGGAGGCCAACATTTATTTGATGGGATTGTAAATCTTACTGCAGAAGTCGGTGAACTTATATTAAAGATTACTGGTGGAGCATTTAAAGATGCATCAGGTATATTCAAAGATATATTAGCTCCTGCTATAGGGGAAGTTTTTGATGTAGTAGGAACATTAGTTGATAAATTAGCTGAATTTACAGATTGGATAAATAATAATAAACCATTAATTGATATATTATCAGCAGCTCTAGTAGGAATAGGCACAGCACTAGCAGGTGCGAAGATAGCATCATTAGTGTTAGGTGCAGTAGAAGCATTATCTGCATTGGGTGCAATTATAGGTTCTGTTTTCTCAGGAGGACTTATATCTGGGATTGTGGAAATAGGTGCTGCTTTAGTAGCAGCAGTTGGTGGATGGCCAATAATAATAGGGGCAGCAATTGTTGCTATTGGTGTAGTAATATATAAAAATTGGGACGAAATATTAGCATGGCTTTCTAATGCATGGCAATGGATAAGCGATACATGTGCTCAAATATGGGGAGGAATTAAAGACTTCTTAGCACAATGGGGAGTTGATATACTAGCCTTTATAGTAGGTGGGCCAATAGCATTAGTAGGTGTTGAAATTGCTAAACACTGGGATGAAGTAAAGGAAAAGACAACAGAAATATGGAACAGTGTATCAACATGGCTAGGTGAAACATGGGAAGGTGTAAAAAATACATGTAGTGAAACATGGAACAATATAAAAACATCTATATCTGATAAATGGGGAGAAGTAAAGCAGGGAACAGAAGATACATGGAATAACTTAACTAGCTGGCTTGGAACTACATGGGGAAATATAAGCACCAGTGCATCAACTGCATGGGAAACAATAAAGACTTCTATAGCTGGAAAATGGGATGAACTTAAGGCTAAATGCAGTGAAATTTGGACTAATATTAAAACAGATTTTGATAATATTATTACATGGGTTCAAACAATATTCACAACTGGCTGGAGCAATGCATGGAATGGAATTAAGAATATATTTAAAACTATATTTGATAGCTTAGTTAATATTGCTAAAAAGCCACTTAACTTAGTAATTACTATGGTGAATGGTGTAATAAATGGAATTAATAAAATGATAAGTGCACTTAATAACTTAAATATAGATGTTCCTGACTGGGTGCCAGGTATTGGAGGAGAAAGCTTTGGGTTTAATTTTTCTACGATTCCAAGCATACCAGCACTTGCAAAAGGTGGTATTGTAGACAGCCCTACACTTGCAATGGTAGGTGAAGCAGGTAAAGAAGCAGTAATGCCATTAGAAAATAATACAGGGTGGATTAGTGATTTAGCTGGACAGATTGCTTCTATCTTAGGAACTGGCAATAACTCTGTAAGTACTGACCAACAAGGTGGAGATATAGTATTTATGTTAGATAGTAGCATAATAGGAAGAGTTGCACTTAATGAATTAATTAAGATGCGTAAACAAGGTAAGAATGTAATTAAATTAATAACATAGGAGGTGGGAAAGTGATAGTAGTAAATGGAAATAAAATAGCAGTACCTAAGTCTTATAAGGTTACTGTTTCTGACATAGATGGAGAATCTAATAGAAATGCTAATGGTGAACTTGTAAGAGATAGAATAGCTGTAAAACGTAAGCTTGAAATGGAGTGGGGGCCACTAGAAGATAGTGAAATTTCTGTTTTATTAAAAGCAGTTAAAGATACGTTTTTTGAAGTTACTTTTCCAGATCCACAAGAAGGTATATTAACAAAAATTATGTATGTAGGTGACAGGTCAGCACCTGCGTACATATATGATGAAAAAACCAAACAAACAAAATGGGAAGGTCTGAATATGAATTTTATAGAAAAATAGAGAGAAGGAATTAATATGTTGAAGATAACTAATAGGGAATTAGAAAGTAAGGTTAATATATTAAGAAATCTAAGTAATATGAAATTACCAGTAAAGGTTAGTTATGTTATTGCTAAAAATATAAAAGAAATAGATAGAGAATTAAATATTCTATTAGATGAGAAAATGAAGTTAATAAAAGAATATGCTCTTAAAGATGAAAATGGTAATCCAAAAGTTGAAAACGGAAAATATTTATTTAATGATGAAGAAAAAGAAGAATGCAATTCTAAGTATGCTGAGTTGTTAGATATTGAAGTGGAATTAAAACTTATGGAAATAAATACAGAGGATCTTATTAATTCAGATGTTGAATTAACTCCCAATGATTTGATTCAACTGGAATTCATGTTGAAAGAATAATAAAAGAGAGGAAGGTTTTAAATGTACGATACAAGTAAAAATTACAAGATATATATAAAAGAACCTTCCAGGATGTTTGAAAGCAAAATAGTTCTGGGTGAGAGGACATTTAAGAATGATGATGTTATACAACTTAATATTGAAACACAACAGCCGAATTCTGGTTTTTCTATAGGTAGTACAATAAGTAAAAGTATAGAATTAACCCTAAAAAATGATAGAGAGACATATGCAAGTGTTGGAATTATTGACATAAGCTTAGGACTTAAGATAGGTGAAGCTATTGAATATATAAAACAAGGAATCTTTAATATTGATGTTGTTACTAAAACTGATTACACAGTTAAAATAACAGCATATGATAATATGATTAAATTTGAAATGCCATACAGCGAGAAATATTCTAACCCTACTCTTAATCAGGTAATACAACAATTACAGAGTATTACTGGAGTCGAATTTGATTCTAGTGTTTCTATTCCAAACTATACATTATCTAAGCTAAGTGGGTATACATGTAGAGAAATATTAGGATATGTGGCTTCCTTGATGGGTGGTAATGCTTATATAACTAGAAATGGAAAGTTTACTATAGTAACTCCAATAGAAGTTGATTACACAGTTACATCCAACAATTACTGGGATTATGACATAGAAGATAATACTTATAAAATAGGAATGCTTACATGTCAAAATAAAGTTAAGAATGATGCAGTGGATGAAAGTGATGATTATGAAGCTATCAAGGAAAAGAATACAATAAGTGTAGGAAGCCTTGGTACAGATAATATGGAGCTTACATTTGTAAATCCATGGATGACTGAAACAATACTTAATAGTATTTATAATAAGTTAAAGGCTTTTTCTTTTTTGGGATATTCTGTGAAGTGGCAAGGTGATTTAAGTGTTGATGTAGGCGATATTATTAATGTTATAGACAAGCATGGAATAACAAGAAAAGCATTCGTATTCTCAGATAAGATTCGTTATAATGGTGGACTTACACAGGAAACATCAGCTAAAGGTCAAACTAAAAGTAGTAATAAATTTAGCACAACAGATTCTCCAACTGAAATGGATAGAATATCAGTAAAATTATTACTTGCAGAAAAAGCTATAATACAGAAAGCTAATATAAGTGATTTAACAGCTGTAAGTGCAAAAGTAGGAGATTTACAGGTAAGTGTAGCAACAATTAATACTGCTCTTATGAATTATGCAACAATAGATAATCTTAATGCAACTAATATAGCAGTTAATAATTTAGTAGCAGATTACTCACAATTAAGCAATGCTTTAATTAATAAAGCTGAAATATCAGATTTGAATGCAGCTACAGCAGATATTTCAAAGTTAAATTCTAATATAGCAGATATTAACACATTGCTTGCAGGAAATCTTACAAGTGCTAACATACATTCTCTTGTACTTACAGCGGATAAGGTAACGGTTGATAATGGATTTATAAAGAATGCAATGATCGATAGTCTTACAGCTGATAAAATAAGTGCAGGTATTATAAATACAAATAACGTACGGATAACAAGTACTAATGGTGGTATGTTAATATCTGGTCCAACACAACAGTTTAAGGATAAAAATGATAAAGTTAGACTACAGATAGGACAAGATGCAGAGGGAAATTTTAATTTTATCCTTGTAGGAGAAGATGGGAAAAGTGTTTTATTAGATACTAATGGAATCCATGAAGGAGCTATATCTGATGGATTAATAAAGACAGATATGTTAGATAGCCAAGCTGTTACATCTGATAAAGTTAATTATGAAAGTTTTGTAAAAGGGTTAAATGAAGATACTAATACAAATTATATAGATTCTAGTAAAGTTAACATAGATTTATTAGGACAGACCTTAGACATAGCATTTAATAGCCTTAAGACAACAGTTGACAATCTTGAAAGTAGTACAGATATAACTACTATAAAAGTTATGCAAGGGCAGATTAGTACACTTATAAGTAACACTACTATTGATAAGAGTGGTGAAACTATCCAATTAAAAGATGCATATAGTAGCTTAGAACAGTTAGTCAACAGTATCAGCTTTGTAATTGGTAATCATGAGTCCTATTTAAATCCTGATACTGGTAAAGCAGAAACTGTAATAAGTTCTCTTACATCTATAAGAGCTGATTTGAAAGGTGTAAAGCTATCAGTTTCAAGTAATACTGAAACCTTAACAAGTACATCAACAAAAGTCTCAGAGTTAGAAAGTACTTTAGATGGATTTAAAACATTAGTAGAACAATACGAGCGTAATGTAACAGAATTACAGACAGATATAAGCAATTATAAAACTGAAATAAATCAATCTATAGATAGTATTAGGCAAACAATATCAGGAACTACAGAAAAAATAACAGAAATTGAGACAAATATTAATTCAAGTCTTACATCAATAGATTCAAGTTTAAATGGAATAACAGCAAAAGTTACAACAATGGAGAGTACAATAGATAACTTTAAAGTTGGTACTAGAAATTATATTGTTGCAAGTGATTTTAATAAAGCTCTATGGAAAGATTACTGGAAGCTATCTGATGGATATGGCGTATACCCATATGAAAAAAACTATTACTATTATCATCAAGCTTTACTTTGTATAAATGATACAAATAACTGGATCAATGCAACTCAGTGTATAGATTCTCTTGATTCAGATACTAAGTATTCATTTTCTTTTATGGCAAAAGGTAGATGTGATGTAACAATAGGAGAAGTAATATACGATAGAGATAGAAATAATAATAGCTATGTAGATCATACTATTGAAGTTGACTGTGAAGATTGGACTAAATTTAGCACTAATTTCACAACAGATATAAATTTAAGATATTCTTATGTAGTTATCAGCACAAAGAGACATAAGACTTCTGGAGTAACGCTTCTTAAATTGGAACAGGGGAATGTAATTACTGATTGGACACCAGCCCCAGAAGATAGTGATTACATTACAACTGGAGTTGTAGAGAGTGTAAAAGAAACTAATACTCAAATAAGCTTATTAAAAGACAGTATCAGTCTTGCGGTAACTCAAACTGAGTTTTCGGATACAATAGATACAATCAATACAAGTATTAAATTACAAGCTGGATTAATTGAGAATAAAGTTGAAAAAAATGATGTTGGTACAATTATAAGCCAATCACCTACAGAGGTAATGACAGCTTTTAATGGTATATCTCAATATTTTGAAGTGAGTGCCAATGGAGCTAAGTTTGGTAACATATCCACTGGAGATTATACTTCTATGAATGACAAAGGGTTAATACATCATATTGGAGATAGTGAATATGAATATGTCTATTTAACTTATACTCAATCTATTACAGCAGTATTAACAAATATTTCTGATTGGCAATACTTTAAAATAGAATACCAAGATACTTTAAAAACGTTACTAAATGGTAGAATACCTAAGCAGATTATATTTTCTGGAGCAGATACCTCGCCTGATGATACAAGTTCATATCATGAAGTATATTGTAAAACATATGTAATTGTAACTGAAATAACTGCAAATAATTTTACTGTAAAAATAAAAGGTAGATCACGGTTAATAGCTCCTAACTATACAGTAAATAATAATCAAATTTTTCTTGACTTTAAAACTTATTATGGTGGGCTTTTTAGTGCAGATGCAATAATAATAGCATAGGAGGCATTAGATGGAGAGAAATGTAAATATTAAAATTGATATAGATGATAGAGCACCAACTAGTTACAATGATCTTATAAAAATTAGAGACTCTATTAATCTAACGATAGACTTATCAAGTAAAGGCGAATCTGTAGATCTTAAAGATTCGTCTGTAGAGCTATTCTTAAAAAAAGAAGATGGGACAAAAGTTGAACAGGAAGTTATTATAGGAGATAGCAAGGTCAGTTGCACTCCATTAAATATACAATCAACGACAGCTGTGGGACAGGTGTGTGGTGAATTAGTAGTAGAAAGTAGTGGAAAGCAAGTAACTTCTTCGACTTTTATATTCAATGTAGAAGGTTCTACTAGTTCAGAAATTTTAGAAGAATCTAAAGATGATATTGCTACTATTAAAAGTTTACAAAATACTATTGTAAATGTAAATTCAGTAGTCGAAAAATATAAGACTAATATAGAAACTATAGCAGGTACTTCAGAAAGCATTGAAGCATTGGCTCAAATAAAAATATATGCTGAATCAGTTGTAAAAGAAATAGAAACAGTTGTTAATACTGGTAATACATTAAAAACAAGTTTAGAGTCTGAAAATACTAGAGCAGAAAATAATATACAAGAATTGAATAATCTTGGCTCAGAGTCAATTAAAACTCACATAAATAATACTGATATTCATGTTGCTGCATCAGACAAGACAAAGTGGGATTCATATGAGCAACTAATATCTGATAATACTTCACACTTGAATAATATTACGAATAGTGGTTATTTAGATTTAGCTAAAGATGCTAATGGAGCAGATTACAAAACAATTAAATCTAATGGGTTTTATAGAAATGTAACAGGAACACCAACAGCAGGAACAAGTGGTTTATTGCAAGTTATGGCTAATACTGATAAGTGGAGCATAGTCTATAGATGGAGTACTATAAGTAATGCAGTTATTACAGAATATATATCATGTAAGGATGGAGACAATTATTCGCAGTGGAAACAAATAAGTAATAATCAAAATAAGGAAATTGAATTACCATTAAATAGTCCTTATTTAGAATATGCTGGGGTTAGTGCTGGATATTCTAATAAAATAATAAGAAAAGATAATGGAACGATAATAATATCATTCTGTGTAAAAAAAGCTGATGGTAGTAGAATAGCTGCTAACGAATTAATTGGGATAGCAAATATTCCAGTTGGTTATAGAATAAAAGCATGTTTTGGTAGTGCATCTATATGGGGAGGATTTAAACCGAGTTTAGCATATATTGATGGTAGTCATACATTAACATGCAGAGCAGTTGAGGAGGGTGAGGCTATAGTTGGAAATATAATAGGGGAGGCGATATAAAATGTTTGGAATAGTTATAGATGAAAATGGATATAAAGTTGAATTTGTTACTTTGAATGAAAATAACATCCCAGAAGGTTATATATTAAAGGATGGAGAATCGATAGTTACAAATGACTGGAATATAGCTAACACTATGCTTAAACCAAAATGGGAAAGTACTACTTTATCATGGATAGAAACAGCAACAGAAGAAGAAATAAAAGCTTGGAATGAAAAGAACAAAGTAATACAAAAACCTACAGAACAACAAATTTTAAATGCACAACTACTGCAGCAAAATGCAAATTTACAATTAGAAATAGAACAACAAAAACAATTAAATGCACAAATATTATTACAATTAGCAGGAGGTAATACAAATGTATAGTTATATAAAAGAATATTACTTATTAGGACTTTATACAGAAAATAATTTAGATGTTTTTGTCAATGCTAAGTGGATTACAGTAGAAGAAAAACAAAACATTGTTTCGAGCAAAGCTACACAATAGGTTAATTGTGCGAACATATATAGATAAGAAGGGCACTGAGTAACGGTGCTCTTTTGTTATGTTATAAAATTTTAAGGAGTTGATATAAATGAAAAATAAACTATATGTGAAATTAATAATTAAAGGATTAGAGAATATAAAAAATGTTGGTGCAAATGAGACTATACACTTAAATAGCAATTGCACCAACAAGACAAGTATTATGGTTAATATATTAGAATCCTAATTTGTTAACTGTATAAATTTCACTAGCTTTACCAAGCATATCTTCCCAAGAAGAAAATTTAGTTGTTTTTGCAACGTGATCATCTAAATCATCATCTGAGATGTCTTCAAAATCTTTTTGAGAATTAACAGTAAAGTTACCTGCTTCTAAAAGTTCATCAAAAGTTGAAAATTTAGTATATTTAAGCATAAATGATTTTGTAAATAGTTCATCAAATGAAACTTCATGCTCTCCATAAAGTTCTTCAGCAGCCTTTGCAGTTTGATCTAACTTATTTATAAGGTCATCTAATCCTTTAAACTCCATATGTATCCCTCCTTTCATATAGAGTTTAACACAGTAGGTTTAAATTGAGAAATAAAAATTAAATACTATACAAGCAAATTAAGAGATCTAATTAAGGTCTTTTTTATTTTGCTTATTTTTATAACAAATATAGAAAAGAGGTAAATAAAAATGACAAATTATATTAATTTAGTACAGCACAATATCTTTATTTTAACAGTTGCAATTGTAATTCTTATGGATACGTTCTTTGGGGTATGTAGGGCTCTAAAGGAACATAAATTTAATAGTTGTTTTGGTATTGATGGGGGTATAAGAAAAATAGCAATGCTTGGATGTATAGCATTCCTTGTAGGGTTAGATATGTGCATTAAAATAAATGTTGCATTTATGCTTCCTAAAGAATGGATTTCATATCTTGGAACAGATCAAATAGGTTTATGTGAATTTTTCTCAATCTTATTTATTCTTTATGAAGCTATAAGTATATTAAAAAATATGTTGTTATGTGGATTGCCTATACCAGTTAAGTTAAGAAAATTCTTAGAAAAGATGTTGAATTACTTTACTGATGAATTACCAGATACAGAAATTACAGAGGAGGTGCAGTAATATGAAAGGAATAGATGTAAGTAATAACAATGGAAATATAAATTTTTCTAAAGTAAAAGTAGATGGTGTAGAATGTTGCTATATTAAGGCTACAGAGGGAACAACCTTTAAAGATGGATATTTATATACTAACTACTGTAATGCTAAGCAGAACGGCCTTAAAGTAGGATTTTATCATTTTTTAGTTGGTACAAGTTCTCCTGAAACACAGGCCCATAATTTTTATAATGCTATTAAAGATAAATCTAGTGATCTTATTCCTATGTTAGATATTGAAGTTAATTTTGATGAGCTAGTTGATTATGTAGAAAGATTTATAAATAGATTTAAAGAATTATCTAATATGCAAATAGGTATTTATACTTATACAGGCTTCTTAAGTAATCTTAAAGGGAAGTTTACAGAATATCTATTATGGGAGGCTAATTACAATGATAAGCCTTGGAACTTACCAAGTAATTCTTATACACTGGTAGGGCACCAGTACACAGAAAAAGGCAAAGTAGATGGAATTACTGGTGTTTGTGATGTTAATGAGTTTAATTACGGTATATTATTAACTTCTAACAAAGGTGAATGGATACAAGATGATACTGGATATTGGTACAAACATTCAGATGGATCATATACAAAGTGTGATTGGGAAAAGATAGATGGGGAATGGTACTATTTTGACTATAAAGGTTATAGAGTTACTGGATGGCTTCATCTAACTTCTAATAGCCAGGACTACTATTTTTATAGTGATGGTAAAATGGCCCATGATTGTGAGTTATGGGGGACTTACAAATTTGATAGTAATGGAGTTGCTGCTAAAATTCAATAATGGTATAATTTGGTTGGTAAATAAAAGAGAGAGGTTGGTATATATGAAGTTATTATTGCTTAAAAATAGTACAGTAATTAATGAGTCAGATGTAAAAGAATTAATATTAAACGGAAATAGAGAAAGTTTTAGTAAGAAATTATTACTAGAATCTATAAAAACACCGCATTCTGCGCTAGAGCTAGTTTTAAAAGATGGCTCTCATATAAAAGAAGCAGAAGTAAAAGATTTTTACTTTGCAGCGAACCGTTAATATTTAAGGGCAGCGCTTAGATTAATTTCTAGGTGCTACCCTTATTTTATTTATATAAGGTGGTCTTGTATTATATAATATTGACAATTTTTATGGATAATATACAATTAATGTATATTAATTTTGAGGGGGGTAAATAAATGATAATTGATAAATCTGATTTTAAGTCTTTATTAAAAGATGGTGGGAATGTTTTACTATCACCACATTCGGTTGCAAAATTTGAATTTGGTTATAAAGAAATTAAATGTGGAGCAACACTGAATTTATACATAATGAGCAATGGAATATTTGCTGACATAACATTTGGAAAGAAGATATACATTAGTTATGATTCTATAAATGATGTAGAAGTTAATGGAAGTAAATTAATTATTTTTGTTAATGAAGATGACAAGGACAAACAAATAGTTTTTAAAGTTCAAAATATGCGAGCAATAGATAAAATGTTTAATACAATAAGACAGAATGCAGAACTAGAATATAGAGGTATAGAAGATACTAATATAAATAGCGAACCACTAGAAAGTAAGTCTACAACATATGTAAATATAGAAAATAAGCAAATAGAACCAAAACCTACACAGAGGGATAGAGTTAAGGAATTAAAAAGAGAACGTATAGCTAATTGTCCAAAATGCCATAGCACATCTATTGAATATGTTGAACACAGAAAACAATTAAGTGTAGGCAGAGGAGTTGTAGGAGGAGTATTATTAGGTCCAGCAGGCGCTGTACTTGGTGGATTAACTTCTAAAAAATATAAAGGCAATATGAAATGTCTTAATTGTGGACATGCTTGGAAAAAATAACTATAGGGTTACTTATGTAGCCTTATTTTTATTTAAAGTGTCTGTAAAATAAAAATATATAGCATGCTATTAATGTATGCAGATTAGAGGGGACATAATGAAAAGAAAAATTATAACTGTCATATTAACTGCATTTACATTTGTTGGGTTAGTAAGTTGCAGCAATTCTAAAATAGATAGTAATACAAATGAAGTGGTAGCACAAGAAGTCCATGGAGACAGTAATCCAAATGAAAAAACTAAAGATGGTGTTAAATTAATTCTAGAATCAGTTACTAAACAACCAGTAAAAGGAGATAGGACACAAGATAATGTAGTCGAAGATAATGGAGAGTATTTTGCGAATGGATCTGATATTGCCAAAGCAATTGACTATGAATATATAACCGTAAAGATAAAAATTGAAAATTCAACTGCCAAAGCTATTACTTTATCTGAAAATGGTTGGTCAGCTAAGATTGAAGATGGGTATAGATTAAAAAATTGTACTTTGTCAAAAGAGCTTAAAGAACAAATTGCATCAAATAATTTTATTGATGGCGAAGTTAAGATTTTAGCACAGAAAAAATTAAATGTGCAAAATTTTGAATTGAGTTATAATTTAATCGACTATACTAATTTTGATAAAATGGTAAGTGATGCGATTTCAGGTAAAAGTGAAAATCAATGTAAGAGGGATTATCCAGAACTTTTTAAAGAGAATTATATAAAGTTTAATATTGAGGTTAAATAG